TTATTTGGTTGGTTCAATTCGGATAAGATTCTTTTTGTCATCATAATGGAATGTGAAATTCCAGCCGATTTGCGGCAAGGCATTTCGGCAGGTTTTTAATGAATTATGAGCATGCGACAAATAATTCCGTAGATGACCAATGAACTGCAGTTTCTGTTTTTTATTCAATCCATTGCAAATACTGCCGCCGTTGTGCTCGAGGTGGTCAAGAATAAGCATCGCCATATCACGCGCGCCCCGATTATATTCAGCATCAAGAGTTAAACTTCTCGGCATTTTTTTGATTCCATTTTTTTTTGTGGTGATTATCGTTTATTGAATGCTTCCGCAAGCATGGCAATGATGCCATAGCCGATCAGGCCCCAAATCAGGTATGCCAGTACTTTGCGCGTGACCTCCCAAAAGGTCTTCCTCGAGACAATCAGGCCGTCCGCGACATTTTTAATCGCGTCGGCTTGCTCCTGCGTCACCCCATTCAGGGGGCAGCAGGTGTTTTCTTTTTTCATTTTCGCGGCGATCAAACTTGCCAATGTCTGCATTTCGTTTTCGGTCATTTTTGCGCTATCCTTTTCTTTTGATAAGCATCCATCCACGCCTTGCTGCCGCTACGCCGGAGGGCAAGGTATGCCGCTTCGGCTTTTGCCAATTCAGCCCATCTACGGCCCAGGCGGTGGATTTTCCACAAGGGATATTCGGACTTGACTTCGATTCGCATATTCGCCAGCATTTCCTCGTCTGCCGCAAAACGGGCATCGGCCATGCCGTTGCTTGCCTCGTATCGCTCGTCATGGATTTGGCTGGCGATTGGCATGTGCCGATAAATCCAAGTAAGGACATCGCGTAAAGATTCCGGCCAGCGGTCAGGGCCGTAACCGTTGCAGATTTCAGCCAGTGTCGCGGTCGGCATTTTCCAATAGTTATCCGACGCGCTCAATCCGAGCTTAATCGCTCTTGTCCGGTATTGTTCGATTTGCGCTACAGTGTATTTTGTCATGGTCCCTCCACTTAATCGGTCATTGTCAACTTGTTCATAATTATTCCTCCATCAATAATGTTTGCTCGTCTGTGCTCAAGACGCGGTTGTAAAATCTCACTGCACGGATTGACCCATTGAACGCGCTCCATGCGTTTTGACTTACATGATATTGCGACACCCCGAGCGAATGCTCGAGCAAGCCAATCCCTGCAAAATCAGAGTAATTAGCGGTAAATTGTTGAACCATATTGATTTTACAGGCTATGACCGACCCGGTCCAGGCAAGTATCATATGGTATTCCTCCCCAGGGCTAAAGGTCATGGTTGGGGAATCTCGACCAACCGCCCAGGATACGTACCATGTGGTATTTAGAGCATAGACGTTATAAACTCCAATGTCTCGCGCGCTGTTCGACGTGGACCCTTTGGCATAATAAATGGCACATTTTGATGCCGAAGTTACTTTGAATTTTATCGAAATGGTAAAGGCGCTTACTCCGGCCAGCAATGATGCCGGCAAACTAAGGTAGTTGGCGACCGAAAAACCGCTTGCTCCGTTTGCGCCGAATGTCAGGGAGCCGGAAACAAACGCATGGCGCCCATTACCGGAAGCATCATTTCCGTTTGCAGTCAACGGATAATACGCCAATAGCCCTGCGGTTGGCATGAGCAGCGGTTTTACCAGCGGAACAGCGATACCAAGGCTCGGATAATATAAAAGGGGGTCACCGGCTTTCGGCAGGATACCGGACGGATTTATGTAAAATGTACTCATAATTAGCCCTCCTGCGGGGCCGTCCAGCCCACGATTGCAGTCACTTCGGCTCCATCCCATTCCGCGCCGTTTTCGGTAACTGTAACCGGGCGCAACTTGACGGTCACGATGCCGGTATCCGGGTCCGTTACAGCGTCTTCGGTGGCAGTGGCCGGGATCGGAAGGGAGAGTCCAAGCATGTCTTTTACGAATTCCTTAGAAACTGCTTCCCACGACAAACCACCACCGTACGGATGTTCTGGAGGACTGAATTCTACCAAATATAAAGCTTTACCTTTAGTGACACGTAACTCATCAACCATACCTTTAAAGCCTAGTGAGTCTGCTTCATTATAACCGATAACCGAATGATTCCCTGACCCCTGCCAGTTTATTGTTAGGGATGACGAAACAGTTATACTTCCCTGTACCGTACCGTTGACGAACAACATTATCGTATTAGAATACCGAACCAACGCAACGTGATGCCATGCCAGACGATCGAATTCGTTAGACGATATTAATGACGGACTACCGGACTTGTGGTCGTATATCCATACTTCAATCTTTTTTCTACGTCCTGAGCGGTCGAATGAGATCGAAATTCCACCAGCTCCCCAGTTTCCTGGAGCGGCAATAACAGCGCTGGATGTATTGGCGTCCTCGTATCCGTACATCAAAAATTCTACAGTCCCAGCGCCGGTGCCCCAATCTAATCCATCCCCTGTTGATACTTGTAAATACTGAGTTCCATTAAAAACAGCACAACCGCCGAATTTACCGTTTGGACTATACGTAGCTCCAAAATTAGTAATAGTATTTTCATACATAGACGCATCGGTGAATTCTGCGTCCGATTCATCAAAATGCATGAGTAAAGTTGTGTTTGGGTCGTTTGATGGATCAGTATCCGTAGCAACCAACATATCATTGGGATTAACCGGATCAGGAAGGTTTCCGGGTGTTTCGTTGTCAGTAACCTCACTCCACCCACCATCCCTTCGACCGTAGGTCTTACCATCTTCGGGAGCTTCTGGGATGCCACCGCCTGTGCCTCCAGTGTTAAGCACCCGGACGGTGCCTGTATGGTCCTTGATGTACTCTGTTGCCGTACCGTCCGCGTTGCGCTTGATCCAGCGCAGGTAGTAGCCTTCGGGCGGCGGCGCGGCGTTGGCAAAATCCTGTTCGGTTTTAAATGGTGAAATCTGCATATTTTAAGTCTCCTCAATTTTATGAATCGCCAGGGTATGGACCTGTCCTGCTGAGACTTGTATCCAATTTGAAGCGATTCCGACACGGGTCAGTGTGTTTCGATTACTTTCGTCGCCAAGACCGAGTTGACCGCTACCGTTATAGCCGCACGCATACAGCTCCCCGTCGCTATTGATCGCCAGGGTGTGCCCATACCCGGCTGCGACTTTCGCCCAATTTGACGCGGTGCCTACACGGGTCAGTGTGTCTCGATTATTTTTGTCGCCAAGACCGAGCTGTCCGATAGTGTTCAAGCCGCACGCATACAGCTCCCTTGCGCTATTAAGCGCAAGGGTGTGGTAATACCCTGCTGCGACTTGCGTCCAGTTTGACGCGGTGCTAACACGGGTTAAGCTACTGTGGTCAGGTGAATCACCAAGACCGAGTTGGCCGTCAACGTTATAACCGCACGCATACAGTTCCCCTTCACTATTAAGCGCAAGAGTATGGAGCCGCCCGGCTGAGACTTGTACCCAATTTGACGCGGTACCTACACGGGTCAGTGTGTCTCGATTATTTTTGTCGCCAAGACCGAGCCGGCCGTCAACGTTATAACCGCACGCATATAGCTCCCCTGCGCTATTAAGCGCAAGAGTGTGCCTAAACCCTGCGGAGACTTGTACCCAATTTGATGCGGTACCGACACGGGTCAGTGTGTTTCGATTACTTTCGTCGCCAAGACCGAGTTGACCGCTATTATTACGGCCACACGCATACAGCTCCCCGTCGCTATTGATCGCCAGGGTATGTTCTCCCCCGCCTGAGACTTGTACCCAATTTGACGCGGTACCTACACGGGTCAGTGTGTTTCGATTACTTGAATCTCCGAGACCGAGTTGGCCGTAATCGCCAAAGCCGCACGCGTACAATTCCCCGTCGCTATTGATCGCAAGGGTGTGGTACTGTCCTGCTGAGGCTTTCGCCCAATTTGACGCGGTACCTACACGGGTGAATACGTTGCTGGTTTCGGTATAGTCGAGACCGAGTTGACCGCGACCGCTATAGCCGCACGCATAGAGATATTGCCTCTCCATGAATTCACCAATTTCGTACCATTGTCCATTATAATAAAACCGGTCAGTGTCATTTATGGTTTTCCATTGATTACCGACGCGTATTTTCTGCCCTGCGAGTGGATGCCATGCTTCATTTTTGTATACTTTTACCGCCATCGCCGTTACTCCTGTATCCAGATCATACCGTCAGTTGGGTTTTGCGGTTCGGTCAGACTAACGATAACATTGACTGAACCGGGCTCACCGGGATCGCCCTTGTCGCCCTTGTCGCCCTTGTCGCCTTTGGCACCGTCCGCACCATCGGCCCCGGGTGGGCCTTGTGCGCCATCTGCGCCGTCCGCACCGGGCTCACCGGGATCGCCTTTGTCACCGCGCAGGCTGAATCCATCGTTCCAGTCGCCGTTTGTCGCGCTCAATTTATGATAAATGACCCCTGTGTCGATATCGAGATAGGAAAAGCCCTTTGCTTCGCCGTCGTATTGGGTGCGTTCGGCAAGTGTTCCCCGCTCGTCAGGGGCGAAATCTTCACCGTCTGTACCTTTTTGACCGACCGCGAAAACGATTCGCCAAGTGCCGGGAATAGCGGTCAGATTGCGATACGTCATGATCGCCGCCAGACTGATTTCCGTGGTCGCCGATTTGTAAACCACCTCATCCAACGCAAACGGATACTGCCGTCCAGATTCATCGATCACCGCGACAACCGGGCGCGTGTCCGGGATCGTCAGCTCGCGATCAATGACCGCCGCGCTGGTAAAGCTGTAGTCACCCGCTTCTAGACCAGTAACCTCGCTCCAGTCACCGTCTTTTCGACCATAGGTTTTGCCGTCAGTCGGGGCATCCGGGATGCCGCCGCCGTCCGCACCGGGCTCACCGGGATCGCCCTTGTCGCCCTTGTCGCCCTTCGCGCCGTCCGCGCCGGGCTCACCGGGATCGCCCTTGTCGCCCTTGTCGCCTTTGGCACCGTCCGCACCATCGGCCCCGGGTGGGCCTTGTGCGCCATCTGCGCCGTCCGCACCGGGCTCACCGGGATCGCCCTTGTCGCCTTTCGGGCCATCCTGGCCGTCCGCGCCATCCGCGCCGTCTGCGCCGGGCTCACCGGGATCGCCTTTGTCGCCCTTGGCACCGTCTGCACCGTCTGCGCCGGGCTCGCCGGGATCACCCTTGTCGCCTTTCGCGCCGGGCTCACCGGGTTCACCGGGATCGCCCTTGTCGCCCTTGTCGCCTTTCGCACCGGGCTCACCGGGATCGCCTTTGTCGCCCTTGTCGCCCTTGTCACCTTTCGCGCCATCCGCGCCATCGGCCCCGGGCGGGCCTTGTGCGCCGTCCTGGCCGTCCGCGCCGGGCTCACCGGGTTCGCCTTTGTCGCCCTTGTCGCCCTTGTCACCTTTCGCGCCATCCGCGCCGTCCGCGCCATCGGCGCCGGGCTCGCCGGGCTCACCGGGATCGCCTTTGTCGCCCTTGGCACCGTCTGCACCATCAGCGCCGGGCTCACCGGGATCGCCCTTGTCGCCCTTGTCGCCTTTGGCACCGTCCGCACCATCGGCCCCGGGCGGGCCTTGTGCGCCGTCCTGGCCGTCAGCGCCGGGCTCGCCGGGATCGCCTTTGTCGCCTTTGTCGCCTTTCGGGCCATCCTGGCCGTCCGCACCGTCCGCGCCATCGGCCCCGGGCGGGCCTTGTGCGCCGTCCTGGCCGTCAGCGCCGGGCTCACCGGGATCGCCTTTGTCGCCCTTGGCACCGTCTGCGCCGGGTTCACCGGGATCGCCCTTGTCGCCCTTGTCACCTTTCGCGCCGTCCGCGCCATCAGCGCCGGGCTCACCGGGATCGCCCTTGTCACCCTTGGCTCCGGCCGCACCGGCAGGGCCAGCAACTCTTGGCATTTTTATTTTACCATCAACAACTTCAAGTATATTCCCCTCGCTATCAATAAAAACAACATTTCCGGACAAATCGTTTATTGACCGCACATAATTATCTTGAGGCTCCGGTACCGGCGTCATAGGATCGATCACATCGGGGTTGCCGGTGGCGCCATCCTGCAACAGCACCTCCCACGAGGCGCCGCCGAATGGCAAGCGCCGGATTTCGGTTTTCAGCAGCGTTCCGGCCTGTTTGATTGTTTCGAGGTAGCGCGCCCCGGCGGTGTTCAGGCGGAATGTAACTGTGCCGGTTTCCGCGTCGATATCCGCCGCCAGCGCCAACGTTTTAGGCACCGCCGCCTCGGTCTGGCGCTTAAAATCGATATCCGCGACCAGGTAAAACTGATCGGCGGCGTCCATCGCCAGCGGCTTGCCGCATTCGTCCGCAAAGCGAAACGTGTAAGGCGCGATCTGCGCCGCGAAAAAGACCGGGATTTCCGACCATTTCGCGAACTTTTTTGTCTGGTTGTTTACTCTATAAATCATTTTCGTTCACCTCGATTGTATTTTTATGAGATTGTAATTTCCAGCGTTGACAAATTTGACACTTGTAAAATCAGACGGACTTCCTGAACCGATTTACTCTCCAATACAAATCCAACGGGGGGTTCGGTGTTCATTACTGGGTAGTTGCATGAGATAATCGGCTTCTCACCCAAAAAAGCATAAGACGAAAAGTCATCGTCCAACATTGCCGACGGCTGAATAAATCCGGGCGCTCCGGATATATCACCTGCCGGTGTATTCCCATACGGAGCGCCTTTGTAGCGATTTGCGCCAAGCGTCAGGCATACTTCGTGCATCTGATCAATTACGGACTTTACATCGCCATAAAACTCTTTATTCCCTACGTGAGGTCCAAACCCTCTCCCTCCGTTGCCGACAGCTTTGATTCCATCGTAACTGCAATTAAGCGTAGGCTCGCCGTCCCCGTTCGGGGCCATCATGTCAGCCAAATAATTCAGGTATGACTCAAACCCAGACGGTGGGCTTTCGCCCTCTCTATCCCAGTAATAATTAAAATTGCCTCTCGCCCGATAACTTAGACTGATGCCGCCGTTTCCTACAGTACTGATTGGTGCAAATGAGCCTAACCACCGTTCCCCTTTAAAATCGATAAACGATGCTTTGTGTACGGCATCTATAGCTCCACGGGTACTCCGGCGTTCCGATGTATAGAGTTCGGTTGCTCCGGGCCAATACTCCCAAAACGTCTCCGTCAGTACATCTGGTTGCTCCGGAGCCTGCTCCCGCACACGGGCTTGGAAATTGGAGAAATAGATAACCTCTGTCGGTCTGGTGTCCTGCATAGACCGTGAGGTTGTCATAATCATTTCCCCGAAGACATACCCGTCGCTGAATACCGCGTCCGGCGACGGGATATGCGGGGCGATAAGGTCCCCGCTAAATCCGTGACCTCCCATCCACGGGTCATTATAAGTAGATGTAATGTAGTAAGAACTCCTCGCGTTTTCGGTGTCGTATGTGACATCGGTCCCGATGAAAATAAATTTGATATAGTCCTGATTAGCCGAGTCGATAATGCCGACCGCAGTGCACGACCCTTTTAGTGTGACCGCATTCGAATCCTGTATGCGATAGCTAGTACCGTCCATTACCGATTCCATTCCCGGATAAAAAGATTCACTCTTACTGGTACTATATTGACGATAAACCCCGCCTCCCGTTTTGATTTTAAAACTGATCGTTACTGCGCTTAAGTTTCTGGCGAAATTATGGGCGCAGGGTGGTGCGTTAAACATTGCCGCAACCGCCCCCGGCAGGATCGCGCATTTATTATCAAGTTTGGAATATTGATTTGACAATGATAGTGCGCTTAGTCCATCCCACGCCTCACTATCAGGGGATTCTTTGGCAACAGGAACCAAATCAACCACATCATTATTTATATAACCGCCAGGCGAATAAACGAGCGCCGTTTTATCGAACACGGTAGTAGGTGTGATTATCTGATCACCTACGAACCACCACTCCTTAGGGGCGGTTATATGGAGGATTCGTTCGTCAGACCAGCCTACGACTTGTGGGATAATGCTTTCACTGTCGGGATTCGGAACAAGTTCGGTGCCGTTGTCGTACACATCGTACTTGATGGTCGAATAGTCTAAAGATTCGGGAGGCTCCTTGCTTGCCGCCTCCGATTCAAGTTCCTGAATCCAATCCGTGACTTCCTGCGGTACATCGTCAGGCATGTCGGATGCAAAGTCCAAGTCTATGGCATAAATGTCATGCCAATGATTAGGCTCCGGGATTTTATATTCTTCCGATTTTTTGACTGTAAAACCGTCTTCCTCATACTCAACGTATTTGTCAATTATACCAGTCGCCGCATAGCGGTTGTTAATGTGCCATATGGCTAACCCCCGTTCAAAATCGAATCCATTCCACGTTCCTTTCGGCGGGATATCATAAGTAGGGTCTATGTAGTAAGGTCCCGCCGTTATCACGACAGGCTCATCGTCCATCAGTCCCTGCCTGGTCCCCGTCAACATAACCGTACCGTGATCGATTCGTATTTTTCCGGTATAGTCCACGACATTATAACTGTAGGCGATATTCCACTCGGTTGCTCCGGCTGACGGCTTAGATTTAACCCATGAGGCACCGGTAGCTTCCAAATGGCTGTCTTCAATTAATATCAGGGCCATGCCTCTAATACGCGCCGTATCCTTACCCTCCATAGTAATGGGTTGGGTCGCTATTTCCGCGACCTGATACGGGGATAAAGCCGGGCTTATGCACCGGTACACGCTGACCCCGGCAATGAGTTCAGTTACAGGCCAGTTAGGCAGTCCGTTATAGGGATAAGAGGCAGAACCAAAAATCTGAAACGCACCACGGAATCCTACCGTCCCGAACATCATGCGCTGATTAGGGAGATCCTCCTCCGTGTCAATCCTAAGTCCGGTGCATATGGCTTCGATCTGCTCGGAGCCGTTAACGTTTTTATATTCCGGAACCCACAGCTGCCCGTGAGTACCATCGTAAAAGTACGGACCCCAGGGAACGGACGGAGAAAGACCTTGACCGCTGAACGATTCCCCCATTCTCAAATTAACAAAGTCCGGCATCTGACAACGCCAGTAGGGGAGCATAATTATCGCTATCCGAACGGTGATTTCATCCGATAACCAATCTCCATCCTCCGAGGCTACAGTACTTCCGCCGGAGCTTATATCCAATTCCCATATGTCGGTAAAGCAGGTGTCGAATCCGCTGATCAGTCCACCCGCAGTAGTCAGATTGAACGATATGTTGTTGCCGCTGATACTCGGAGTTATTGTGACCCCGTGCCCCACATAAGCATCCCCTACAGCGCTGAACCCATTGTCGGATGATATTTTCGGTGTGTAGTAAATCCGGGTTATTCCAGCGGGCGAACCGTCCGAATACTGGTCCATGATCGTAAACAGCATGACCAGATCAAAAGCGTGTATATGGTTGATGATCCCTACCGGGTTTGCCGCTGACATGATTTACCTCTAATCAATATGATAAATTCGAGGGATGACCACAGGCTTAGGCGCTCCGGTCTCAACGAAATCCCCGAATTCATTAATAACAACATCCACATAAGACCCTCGACCGCTCCCGCTAGACGGCACCGATTTCAACAGCCCCACGCCGCCGCCCTCGACCTCTGTATCAGTGACCGGGTCACGATGGTTTGGTGTGACCTGCGGGCGCGGGGTCCATCCTGCCGCGACACGTTTCACGGTGTCGCGGATGATTCCCGCATCTTTTTCATTCATGAAATATTGAGCCATATTATTTCTCGATGATTGCTTTTGTTTCCGGGATTTTTAAATCCGCCCACGTGGTCTTATAAAAACAGTCGAAATTTCCGTAGGATGCCTTCAGGTTTTTTACTTCGTCCGGGTTGTCGGTGATCAGATCGCCCATAAAATCAATCGGGACGGGCTCTGTCACCGGCTTTGCTTCTTTGTCACCAATGAAATGCCCCCATCGCCCATTTTTCAGCTTGATCGGCTGGAGTTGTCTTTCAGTGTCTTCACCAATTTCGACCATAAAAAACGCCTTGTAATCCATCAGGAGCGGCTTAAATGCGTGACCATCCGGATTATGTAAAATTTTGGCGACGCAGGTTTTATATTTTGTACCATCCGAGGTGTAAGCGGTGTTGTTGTAACACAATTCCATGTAGAGCGTCCCGGCCTTGTAAAGGCGACCGTCAATCGTCAGGTCCAGCGAGTTACAGGTATATTCGCAATCGCTGAATACACTGTCATTGACCTGGCTGTACTGGACGTTCCAGGTAATCGTGATCCGGCTGGCTCCCACCGGCACAAGCGGAGGATTGGCGAAAGCAGTCCCGGTCGGAAGCAGGATCGGAGTAGTGGGGTCGCCCTTGATATCCTCATCATTGTAACATTTATCCTGCACCCTGACTACATCCGGAAGCGGATCGCGGGTAATCCGCGCCGGCTCCTCCCAGGGTTTCGGGATGGCGCCCGGCGTCGCGTAATCGTATTTACGCGGGGAATATACAACTGTCATCGTCCATAATTTCGAATCGACAGGGGTAAGGGTTACCGAGGTGGCCACCACACCGGGAATGCCGGGGAATTCCGTGCCCTCCTCCACTACGCCGGGGGCGGAAAGGATGCTGATTTCATCTTGCGGCGTTTGAAATTGCAGGTTTTTAGTGACGTTAATCGACCTGCCGGACGCAACCTTGCTTATTGTGATCTGCATATTCAGTGCTCCTTATAACGTCAGGTTGAGCGGAACAAGTTTCGTATCCGCATCAGAGACGATACGATTCATGACGCCGGTGACGTTTTTGTTTAAATTTTCGGTTTCGCGCAATTGTTTTTCCGCGATTTCGGTTTGTTTTTTGGGGTAATCGGTGGTGTGTCTGCCGAGCGCCTGATATGCTTCCAGCGATCCGCGCTGCATGCCCTGCACCATGTTATTTTTAAAGGCGTTATCCACCGCGTTTTTCCGCGCCTCCTGCAAGGCAAGGATGTTTCCGCGCAGGGTCGAATATTCTTCATCGGTCAACTCACGCTCGATTTTTTTCTCAACGTCGCGGATCGCTTTTTCCAGTTCGTATTCATCGGTCAGTTTTTTATTTTTCGCATCGATCGCATCGATCTGATCGAGATAGGATTCGTTTATTTCGTCAAGTGTTTTGGCGATTTCTTTTTCTGCTTTTACTTTTTTCGCGTCCTGCAACGCAAGGACGTTTCCGCGGATAATCTCCTCCTCAATCCCGGTCAATTCGCGCCCGGCGCGTTTCTCCGCATCGTAAATCGCCTTTTTCAGCTCATATTCATCCTCAAGGACTTTATTGTTCGCCTTGGTAAACTCAATCTGGAAAAGGTAGGATTCGTTAATTTCCTCTAAGGTTTTGGCGATTTTTTCTTCCGCTTTCGCCGCCGCCTCTCTGGCTTTCACGAGGGCTTCCGCTTTTCGCATTTCCTCCACCGCCGCCCGCGCGGTTGCCTGCGCTTCCTCTTTTTTACGTCGACGTTCCTCCGGGGTGTCAACCGTTCCGTTCTGGACGCCCTCCCGATAGGTGTCCAGTTTAAACTTATCCTCCTCGGTCAAATCCATGCGGATAGGGTTAACTCCTCTTGATTGAGCATATTGCGCCGCCCAATCGGAGCCATAACCAAAGCTCATCGAGTCCAGCAAAAAATCAGCTGCTCTACTTGTTTTATCAACCAGGGGACCGCTTGCGCCCTGTTTGATTGCCTTATCCATCCGCGCAGTGCTGGAAGCCAGTGAATCCATCCGGTCCGCGACATCCGCCAGCCATTGAATAAGCCCCGAATTGGCAACCATTCCCTGCATGGACAAATTCAGCTTATCGATCGAATCCCGGTATGCCCCCGCCGCCTGAATGGCATCATCCGCAATAATCCGGTTGGTGTCCTCAAGTTCTTGCTTAAAGTATTCGAGTTGGGAAAGCATCGGGACCAGCTCAACGCCGCTTTTGCCGAAAATTTTCGCGGCAAGCGCCGCTTTTGCCGTGTCATCCGTGATGGTTTCCAATCCCTGGGCGATGCGTGTCAAAATCTGGCTGGAATTCAGACCGTCCAAATCCTTGATTGAGACGCCGATGGCAGCGAATGATTCCGCCGCCGTCTTGTTACCCTCCCGTGCCTCGTAAATCGTAAGGCGGGCGCGTTGCAGGGCTTTTTCCAACGCCTCCATGCTGGATGTTGTCATTTCAGCAGCGTAGGACATGGTTTGAAACTCCGCCGTCCCCACCTGCAGCCGTTCGGCGGCGTCGGCGATGGCGTCCAGTTTCGTTATTGTATTGTCCACGTATTGCCAGGCGGCGCTGACCGTAAATCCGGCGGCGACCGCGCCGCCAATCGCCATCAGTTTGGTTTTGGCGGATTCCGCGAAATCGTTAATTACTTTGTTGGATGTATTAAGCCCTTTTTTCAGGTCTTTCTCATCCGTTTTTAAATATACGACCAGGTCGCCGATGCCTTTTTTCGCCATTTCTTATTTTCCGCTTTCCGTTTTTTTCCGCTTATCGATAATTTTTGCGCCCATCATGGCGGCAAGTCCGAGCGCCAGTTCTTCTTGCGAAAGTTTTGTAACCTCATCTTTTTCCGCCGGCGGCTTATCCCACTGGATCAGTACATCGTCCATTGTTTCTTCCGCGCCGAAAATCTGGCCGAGCCGCCAAATCAGCCGGGCAAGGTAGATTTCGAGCTTATCCCGCCGCTGTTCGCGGGCGGATAAAAACGCTTGCCAACGTGCTTGTTCGTACAGGGTCAAATCCTCCTGAAGCTTGTCCACGTGCAATTCGCCGCCGATCACCGCAAGCTCGTGCAGCAGGTAGTCGGCGGCATCTATTTTTTTGCGACAATATCCCTGCCGGTGTTGACGCGGAAAAACAGTTCGGTAAGCGCCTGAATATCACGTTGTTTCATCGAATCGATAACCGCATCGTCCAAAAACGGCTCTTTCGTGACCGGGTCGAGAAACAAACCGGAGAATATCTTTTTCTGCTGGAGCGGGTCCTTGATTTCATTAAGTATTTTGATCAGGTTTTTTCTGGTAAAAGTCTTGACGAGGATTTCGTATCTTTCCCCGTCAAGTTCCAGAACCGCCGGGCGAAAATGGCGGTTACAAGTCTGCATCAATTTATTGCGTAAAGTATCCATGATTTTTTATCCTTCCGCCGGGGTTTCAGGCGGGGTTTCAGGCGGGGTTTCAGGCGGGGTTACGGCGCCGTAAACTTCATCCTCTCCGATCTTCAGCACCGGCGGGGTTTCTTCACCCGCATCATTCAGATTCGTAACCGTGAGGGTGATATCGCAGGTGGGGGATTGTCCGTTCTGAAACGTGGAATTCGCCACCGCCGAGATTCCGCCCCAGAATGTCAATGACCCGCCGATCTGCGGAAAGCCGATCACGCATTCTTTTTTCCCGACAAAGTGGACCTTGCCGAGCGCGGCAAAATCGACATTCAAGGTGATGTCGGAATGATCGCGCAGGTTCGCCAGAATCTTGGTCAATACCGCCGTGTTGCCGAGGTCGCTGTCATCGATCACACTGATCGAGTAGCCGCCGGCGCCGATGGTGTTGATTCCGGTTTTGATCGCAGTGTCGCTGTGTTGAAAAGTGGTGCCGTTACCGTCAAATTTTTGTCCACCCATGTTTCATCTCCTTATTCCGTGATGATTCTTGCTTGTATGGTGTATCTGGAGAGCTTCGTTTCCGAAAATTGCATCTCCAGTTCCGTTGTTTCCATTTCCGATTCGACCCGGCAGTTCCAGACGCGGAGGCCGGACATAAAAAACCACTCGCCGGGGCGGTTCAGCCGCTGCCATATCCGATCCCGGATCGGTTCGATTTCCGCAAACGTATCCGCGTAAATATCAAACTGCCATACCCGATCAAATGTATCCGTGGCGCCTAAATTATCCTGATTCGGGGTGGAGGATATCATCGACGCCAACACGTAAGGGGTGTTCGCCGTTGCCGGAAGCGGCGACGAATAACAGGTCGCGCCCAAATGTCCATCGTCCAGATAGCTGAAAAGTTTTTGCCGAAAGCCCATAAATTCCCCTACAGTTTAGCAAATTGCTGATCCGCTTTTTTCGCCATCGCGTCCACGGCTTCCCGCGACGACTGTTCGACCCCCCGGCGAAACATCGCCGCGCCGGGCCGCCCCCGTGCGCCATACTCCACCAATGGCGCGTATTTGTCCGGAATGATAAAGCGGGCACCGGGATTGCTGGCGCGAATCTGCCCTCTGGCGTCGCGCATTTTGACGCCCTTGCCAAGTTTCATCCGGCGGGTGTTGCCGTCGATGTTGACAAACACCGCGCCACGGTCGACAAAGATTTTTCCGATTTTGTTTTTGCTGGTCAAGCCGGATTTGATCGAGCGTTTCAAAAAACCGTATCGGGTGGGGGTGTTGCGCCGAACCGCCTTGGCGATAACGCCCGCGCCGGTACGTTTAACCGGATTCAGTATTTTTTCGGGAAATTCCGCCTCGATCCGCTTCAATTCGCGCCTGATTGCGTCCGCGCCTGATATTTCAGCATCAATCATGGATCAATCCTCCGGTAATGGTGGCACGGTTATCCGCCGCCCTGGTGTTGAATGTGATTAAAATCTCTGTTCCAGCCTCAAAAATGGAGATTTCGCGCGGGGAATCCGCGTCAATTTCAATGGATTCGCCGCTGCCATAGTTGATCACCGCCGGGGCATTGACGCGGACGATGACGCAATCGATGAAACCGTCCAGGGAGAAAGTACATGATTCACGGAAAACACGGCAGATTTCGCCCGGTTTCGGCTTCGGATTGGTCCGTTCCGCAAGTTTAAGCCACTGGTGGCGGGCCAATGTGGGGTCCGGGCGGATTTCGCCGATCTGGAACACGCGCCCATCGATCACGACAATCATGTTTTCGGACAGCCCATCCACGTGGCGGATCAGTAAATTGTGGGTAATCGATGATTGAACCTGTCCGGCAACCAGTGATTCCGTGCCCGCCAGCGGCGTAAGACGCGCCCGGCAGCGGCGGAACACCGGCCAGCAGGTAACAGTCTGTCCGTTGCCGTCGCGGTCGTATCGGGGCTGTCGTATCGTGGCGTTATGGCGCAGTTGACCGGAGTTCATCAGTATGCCCCCATCTGTTTGTAGCGGTCCAGCATAAACGCAAACGAGGAGTTCACGGCGATGCTGGTTTCGAGCTGCGTTTCGCGGTGTTCGTACAGGTCCGCCGTGAGCTGTAATATCGCCTCGCGCACGGACGGCGGCAACGGATCAAAACCGACACGAGCGGTCACGGTCAGGTATTCCGCGCCGGGCGGGACGGTTGAAATAACTTTGACCGCCGGAGGATTCAGCGGCAGAAGCTCAAATTCCGGCAAATCCGCGCCGGACGCGGAAATGGATTCCACCTCAATGATTGGATCGTAGTACATTTCCAACAACGCCCCTTGTACTACAGGGAAGATAAACGCCCAGGATTGAGGAGACGCCGGGCGATGAAGATACTTTTCCACCGCATCCGTGGCGGCGGCAACCTTGGCGGCCAGCACGGTCCGCTCGGCGGCGTCAAGATGGATAATATTGAGCTGCGCGGCGGCTTCCTCCGGCGTGACTGCCGGGTTCGGCGCGGTGATCAGTTGTTTCGAAAGATATTTCAAGGTGATTCCGTAAAGTTTTTAAGGTGCCCGGCCCCCTGCGGGAGCAAACAGGGAGCCGGGCGGATGGAGGCGGTGGTTACGAGCGATCCGGGGGAGCAAGGCGCAGGTGGCCTTTTTCCAGGATGACCGCCAGCGGTACGCCGGTGGTCATGGACCCGGTGACAATGACTGAAATTTTGAGCTTGTCCGCCGCTCCGGCATAACCGAACTCAAAAATTCCGACTTTGGCTTTGTCGGTAAGTTCGTAAACGACGCCGGAGGCGTTCGGCTCGGCGCCGAGAATCTCGTCGGCGCGAACGACGCGATAGGATGCGCCGCCATCGTCGGACGCTTCGACCTGGACGCCGATTTTGAGAGACGCGGAGAGCGTTTCGGCGGTGGTGCCGGTGTTGATAATGAATTTGGCGGCATCGAAAGAGCCGTCGAGCGCGACTTCAACCGCATCCGGAGAGGCGGTGACGACAGCGGCGGGGATAACCGCCGCCGCCTGGGTGATGTTGTAGATATCCTGCATGATTTTGACCTCCTTAACTGGCAATTTTCAGGAATTTAAACGCCTGGGTGTTAACCCACGAACCGCCGACGCGCCAATAGAACTTGTAGACGATGAACGAATCATCCGAGATGTAGTCGATCACGACATACATGGTCTGGCGGTCAACGATGGTATAGGCTTCATAAATATCGCCGAACACCAGCGGAAACTTGTCGGCGGCGATATCGGGACACGCTTCGTTCTCGACCGCCGAATAGCCGAGCAGACGGTCCGGTTCGCCGGGGGTGAATGAGGGGGACCAGAGCAAATAACCCTCCAGCGAGGACGTGGCTTTCAGCTTTTTGAACGAGTTGAAAGTGGCGGCGTTCGCCATGAACCGGGCGTTCGGGCGGTAGACACTCGGAAGCGCGGAAATGAGATCGAGCAGCGGGTCAATGTTGGTCCCGATGCCGGCGGCCGCGCCGGACTTGAGGAAGCCGGCCTTGCCATACTGGAGGTTGGAAGCGTCGGCTGCTTTGTCCACCGTGAAAAGCCCGGTCGGCTTCTTGACGCCGTTGCCGCTGATATTCGCCGCGCGTTCGGCGTTGGCAAACGCAGTACCGGCCTTGCGAATCAACCTGGATTCAATGTCATAGCGGGCGTCCATCGCCAAATCACGGGAAATTTTGATCTTGGCCCGGAGACCGTGAACCGGGATATCGTGCTTGTAAATCTTTCCGGTTTTGGTGTCTTTGATTGTTTCGGTTTCATCGTACCATTCCGCTTCAATTCCCTCCGGATCAGCGAGGATTTCAAGCGTGTTGCCGGAAATGTTTTCGATGGCCGCAAGGCCGCGCATCGGGTTGTTTTTCGGCACCATTTCAATAATCCGCCCGGAGAGCTCCGGGAATACGAAAAAGCCGCCCTTGCTGGCATCCTTTTCAACCATTTCCGCGAATGCCTCGATCGCCATTTTGTTCATCGGTCCGGGCATGGTCTGATTGCGGAGCGATTTGGCGAATTCATCGCGATATTTGGTCTGCGCTTCGTTGTACTTGCTGCCGCCGTTTTTGCCGCCGCCGCCGGTGGCGGCAAGCTGTGCGACATCCGCTTCGATCTTTTCGAGCTGGGCTTTGTTGGCTTCCTGGAGGGCAAACGCGGCGTCGGCCTGTTTCTTCGCCTGATTGTAGTGTTCAAGCGCTTTGTCCTGGGCTTCTTTGTTTTCTTTTTTGATCGCGTCCTGCAAGGCGGCGTATGCCGTCTGCTGTTCTTCGATTTTTGTGAGGATGACAGTAGTTTCAGACATGATTGGTGATCTCCTTGATTTTGTTTATGGAGTTATTGAGAGCGGTAATAATCGGCGCAGCGGCATCCGCACCGGGCTGGTCTTTCGGATAAAGTTCGCGGGGCAATCCGTCGTACATTTCAGCCCCGGCACAGGCCGCGACCGGAACGGATTCCAGAATTTCGGTGGCAAATCCGAGCGAAAGAGCATCGGAGGCGGTCAGGTAGGTGCCGTCCACCGCGCCGGTCATCAGCGCTTTTATTTTTTCCGGGGTTTGCCCGGTGGCTTTGGCGTAGATATCAACGAGGTCGGCGGATATTTTATCAAGGTCATCCGCCGTGGCGCGTAGCTCGGCGGCATTTCCGGCCAGCCATGTCCACGGCTCATGTATCATCAATCGAGATGCGGACGGCATTTTACGTACCGGCGCAGCCATCAGGATGGCGGACGCGATGGACGCGGCGATCCCATCCACATGGCCCACAATGGTACGGCCCGGCTTCGCGTTCATCCATGCCATCAGCGAGTTCATGATCGCATAGCCATCCCACACGGAGCCGCCAGGGCTGTTGATGTGCAAATTGATGGTTGACGCGGTGATCCGGTTCAAATCGCGGTTGAAATCTTCCGCCTGTACGCCATCACCGAACCAGTCGCCGCCGATCACGCCGTAAAGCATCAGGTCAACCGAATCGTTTTCCTCCGAAAACGGCTTAAAATTGAACCAGTTATCGGTACGCATATTCAAAATGGCACTGATTTTACGCTGTTTCTTGTTTTTCATTGTCGTTGTTATCCTGTTCAGGTTGATCAAGGGGGGTTAAATTCGCCGGGCGGAAATGCTCGTCGCCACCGTCCACCGGGTTCATTTCTTCAAATTTACGGATTTCATTCGTCGAAAATACACCGATCATGTGCATTTTGGTGTAATAATTGGCGCGGGTGTTCATGTCGCCGCGCAGGATGCCGGAAAGCACGAATTTGGCATAGGTTTTGCCCTGCTCCGCCACCGGCACCAGATAACGCGATATCTGGCGCTCATAACGCACTAGGAGGGGGAGCAGGCTGTCGTTGATAAATTCGGTCTGCGCCTGTTCCATCGTGGACCAGCCTTTTGCCTGTTTGGTGTCGCCGATCTTGTGCGGCGGGACCCCGAAGATACCGCAAATATCCTCTTTGGTGTATCGCCGCTGTTCGACCATCTGCAAATCCGCAGCCGTCAGGGTGATTTGTTTAAACTCAACACTGTTTTCGACCAACGGAGTGCCGCCACGGTTGCCGCCGGAGGTTTTTTCTTTGAGCTGTTTTGACAGCCGCTCGAAATCTTCCTGGCTCAATCGGTCCTTTGAGGACCAATAGCCGTTCGGTTTGCCGCCGTTTTTAAGTGCGTCATACTGGAAACCCTCGGAAATATCCGCCATGCGGATCGGGCGACCAGCAAAGTCCAAGGGACCATAAGGGTGCGCCGCGTCCCGTCCGATTCCATAGGGGACATAGAATACATCGTTTGCCCCGAAATCCTTGACTTCGCCGGAATCGTTTACCTGTATTTTGAACTGGAGGTTCTTTGCTGAATCGAGCTTGATCTCCATTAGCCGGTTCGGGTGAATCGGGTCCAGTCTTACAATTTTTGACCCGCTTCGAATAATCAGCGACAGCGAAAAACGCCGGAGCAGCAGCGATTCGATGTTGAAACGCCAAAAATCGAAACTGGACATCGACGGACAGGGAGAAAGCAACAGCAGATTGTACAGGGGATTCGAATCCGCCACAGCGGTGTATTCACCGCTGCGGGTGTACAGCTTGCAAGGGAGCGAGGCGACGTTGTCGGACAGGACGCGGACGCAGGAATAAACCGTGGAAACCGCCATCGCGGTTTCCGGATCAACAAAACGCATGACGTTACCGAGCAGCGGATCATAAACAGGGACTTCCACCAGCCCCCCCGGCAAACTGGAATTAAAGAATTTCTTGATGTTACCGAATATTTTCAACCATAATCTCCGCTTTTCAGGTTTATTATAGCCGAAAAGCGGAGATGAGCAATAGGGTAAAAACGCATCGATACTATATATAGTACAAGGCGGTACTATATATAGTATTTCACTGGTTTTATCGGGTTATGATTCGACGGTTTTCTCGGTGTAACCGCACTTTTTGCACTTCCGATAACGGACTGTCGGGCGACCGGCGCGGATGCAGTACACATTCATTTTCGCGGAACATTTCGGGCATTTCATAGTAATCTGATCTCCATGTTTGAATAATCTTTATCTTTGGTAAACAAGCTTACGTCGGTGGCGGTTTTGTGAGCCATGATCATGGTGACAACACCGTCGATTTTCTTGGGCGAATTCGGGTTTTCCTTGACGATTTTGATGTTTTCCTTGTGATCCTTGGTGACGCGGGAATTTTGCATCATCCAGCGCATGACCGGGTTGCCGAAGTGGCGGACGGTACGGTTCCGGATCGCAATTTCGACATCATTCACCGGCCCGGACAGCGTTCGGAAATCCTGTTTAATTGCCGCCACCGGGATACCGAGCCCGAATTCACGTAAGTTTTCCTCGCTATCCGCAACGCCGAATGGCTTTGACAGCCAATCCGCCAGCGAGGACATCCGCCAGGGGTCATATCCGATGCCGCGAATATCGTATTTCGCCTTGGCGTCCGCGACCATTTCGAACAATTCATCGTCGCGGATCGCTGAAAATTCCGAAATCCGGATATACCCCGCCTTGGCCCATTGCTCATACGCCGCGTTTGATTCCGCTGTTTCACGCGGAACAATGAAGTCAAATAGAAATGACGCATAATCGGGAAAGTACAGCGCCAACGCGGAAATATCGTTCACCGCCGAGCGGTCGATGGCACCGAAGCAATGCGCCCCGGCAAGGTCGATTGAGCTTTGTTGAACACGGCAATGATCCCAAAAATCAACATCAAGCCATGACTTGTTATTGGCCGTCTGCATGTTCAAAAAATATTTTTTGAACCGGATGATTCCGCTGGTGGTACGGCTCAATTTATTGTATTGGTCACGGATGAATGATTCCTTGATCGATACGCCGAGATTCGGGTTGCACTTGTACCAGGTGGCGGGGTCGGACACATCATCTTTGTCCAAGGCGCGGAACACGATCGGCATACAGGTGGAATCGGAGATAACGCCGTCCCGAACCTGCTCCGCATAGGCAAGCTGTTCATTGCAATACTCGTTGTCCACATCCGCAGCCGTCGTCAGCTCCGCCAGAAGCGGTTGGCGCCGCGCCCCCATCGATTCGCGCAAAGCCCCCGGAAAGCCGCCATCGGCCAGCGTGTGAAGCTCGTCGATAACCCCCGCATGAGCGTTGAACCCCTGCGCCGATGCTTCGTCCGAAGCGAGAATCTGCATCGTTGATTCAGTTTCTTCATCGTACAGCGTCCAGGAATACCGCCCCTTGGGAGGTTTCACGCGGTCATTCAACACTGGGTTGAACTTGACCATCCGTTTCGCCTTGGAAAAAAAGATATTCGCCTGCCCTTTCGTCTTGGCTCCGCAATAAACTTCCGCCGCAGGTTCACCGTCTGCAACGAAGAATAACACGCCCAGTCCAGCCGCGAGTTCCGTTTTGCCGTTTTTGCGCGGAATGTAGAGGAACAGATAGCGGAAACGCCGGGAGCCGTCCGGACGAAGCCAGCCAAATAAATGACCTATGATTTGCTGTTGCCACTCCTCAAGAATGAACGGTTTACCCGCAAATTCCCCGGTCGTGAAACAGAGGTTTTCCGGGAAAAAATCGCAAGCCCATTCCGCAAGGTCCGGGTAAAATTTGGCGTCGCCAGGATCGCGCCAGAAATCGAATCCGGCAAGTGTTTTCTTCCAGAATTTATAACGCCGTTTACGCTTCATGATTTCAACGCCTTTCCCGGTGACGGTTTATTAATACTTGACCGGGCTTGTTCCGCCAGCGTTTTCATCACCAGCATTTCACTGACTGACATACCGAACGCGGCGAAATCGCTTTTTAACTGGTTCAGGTGCATGTCACGCGCCTTGGCAGCGGCGGACACCATCCTGGCGCCGGTTTTTGAGTTGACCGAAAATTGACCATGTTCCAACACTTCCGCGTGTGCCTCTGCGTACAGGTTCAGGTTTTGGACCATGAGCGACAGGCGAATATCCATGTTTGGAGGATACCCCCCAAACACGCGGGATATCGCATCCGCCAAAGCTTGTTCTTGTGCGTTTAATGCGAGGGCAAAAACATCCCGCCTGGCTGATTCATTACCTGATTTCCGCATAGGCGTACACCCGCCCGGCGGATTGGTTAACTTCCCGTGCCGGGATGGTCTGTAAGTTCCCTCCGCTAAATGTTGGGCGACAGATTTTTTCCCTCCGCCACCTGAACGTCCTTTTACGCCCGCCATATAATATCCTCCCATTTGATTCCGAGTTTATAAGCGTTATGTACTTTCTTGTGGCACTTCACGCAAAGCCCGACAAGATTTTCCCGAACGAAAAAATTACTTTCATTAGCCAGCTCTAAGTGATGTACCTCCGTCGCCATCCTTGAGCACAAGCGACAAAGTCCGTTTTGATCGAAAAGCACTTTTTGACGCAATCTTTGCCATTCTGCCGAGCTTCTCAAACTTTTTAATTTATCTGATTCTTTGTTCCACAACATTTTATGATTTTCCATTTCCTGGCTTTTTGCGCGAAAAAGGGGCGCTTACGGTCTATCCGCAAGTCCGTTTTGAGATTGTCACCCCATATCCCTTTTCGCCACAGATTTTTTGAACATAAATTTGACCATAAACGATTCTCTATCAATACAAATCTTGCGTCCGTCCTGATAGTAATCAATACGCCCGTCTTTGATCATTTGGCGGATTTTCCAGTCAGACCATTTCAGGAGGGTTTTAACCTCCTTTATCGTCATGATTGGCGAAGCTGTTTCAATTTCTTTGTTAGACCCTGTTTTGTCTTGTTTCATGCCACTCTCACTTGTTAGATACTAGATTTATTGTATTAATATATTGTTCTTGATTCTACTTTCCCGCGCGCGCATTGCGGAACGCATTTTCAAACGCGCCGATGATAATATTTCCGGAATCCTGTCCGATGTATTCTTTCAGGTATTCCGTCAACGTGTCGAGGCTTTCATGTCCGATCATTTCTTTTACCTGATTCGCTGCTTCGAAGTCCCCCATTCCGTTGCGTTTGCATTGTTCGTAAACCATAACGAGGAACGTTGTTCGCCAACCGTGAAACGCCACCCGGCGCCAATCAACACCCGCCAGTCTCAATAGACGACGGTTTTTTAAATAAGAGTTTCCATGCGACAGTTTATGGTTGTCATAGTGCAAACTGAATATCCGGTGGCTATGGTTGAAGTGATATTTTTCAATGGCCTTGTCTTTCCATGCGATAATGGGAGCGCCCAACATGCTCCAGGGGAATTCAATTTCCTTTTTTTTGCCGGGGCGGCTCTCGGTCGTCTTTCCGGTGTAGTCAATCTTTATTTCCCCGGCAGGGGTGAATACATCCGAAACTTTCATTTTGGCAGTCACATCCCAATTGTTTGCGAGGAAATCCAATACGATCTTCCCTTTGCTTTTTTTCCTGCGCTTCTTCGCCAGCATTCGACTTACTTTTTTTCGGGGGGTCCAGTCTTGATCGAAAAGGTCATCAAAGGTCATGTCGGCAACTTCCGTCCATCTTGCGCCGGTGCCGATCACGACCGCCGCGAATGCCGCGTAAATCAACATCTTTTCAGGGGGATTATTGATAACCCTGATAAATTTATTGAGTTCCTCCGGCGTCACAAACCGTGTCTTCGTTCCCATATCGTCACCCCTTCCAGATGCAAAACCGGTCTTTGAGCCGCTGCTCAACCTTGACCGCATGATTGTTGCTTTTGAACATCTTTTGGAGCTCACCTTTGAGCAGGTTAACGGTGATCCAAATCTGTTTGGACCGGTCGTTTTTGATACCGTCGAGGAGTTTGTAAATCAACTGCCCGGCGGTATAGCTGAACTGTCCCGGATCGTCCAGGTCGTCGATGATCAGCAGGTCGCAGTTCAAAAATCGGCGGATATACGCCGAACCGGCAGCGGAACTGTCCCGGACGGCGTCCACGTACCCACCGATCAAAACGCCTCCGGCGACCCACCGGACCAGCTTGCCGCGCTCCACTTCTTCCCGCGCCACCTTGATCATGGCAAACGTCTTGCCGATCTGCGAAAAGCCTGAAATCCATAGCGCATCGTCGCGATGCTCCTTGATCCAGTCCTCGAGCGCGGTATTGCGCTTGCCGTCGCTGAAACTCCATGCCGCGACCTTGTCGAGCGGAAACCCGGATGCTTCCAGGCGTTGAAATTTTTTCTGCTCAATGTGATGTTTTTTGGACGCTTCTTTTTCTTTTTGTACACACTCCTCACAAATGACCACGGCAAAACATCCGGGGTCCACCCGCTTGCCCCCGCTGGTCGTTTCCAGCGTGATACTGGACGGTTTCCGGCAATCCTCGTTTGCACAAACAAACTCGATTGTATAGCTCGTTTCCTGCGTTTCTTGCGTTTCTTGTATTTCTTGCATAAAAAACCTCCTTTAAAGTCCATAGTCCGCATCGGGAGAGTGCCCCGCGATGCTTCCAGTTTCGCCAGCTTCGCCGGTGAACCCCGCCGCGCTGGCGCGATCGCAAGCGGTGGTCCAGTTATTGAGCAACGTTTCGATGGCTTTGTAGTGGTACTCATAACCGCCCCGGTAATGTCCTAAAATCGCTCTGGATTCTTTCAGGGCTTCGGGGCGCTTGGCGACTTTCGCCAGCTTCCCCAATTCCTTATCCGTCCATGGCGTCGATTCCTTGCGCCGGAAAAAGTCATTCAATCCCAGTTTAATTTTATCAAAAACACTGATTTTCTCAAAATCAGATAATAATATTGTATCTTTAGATACATTACGATTACGATTACGATTACGATTACGATTAGGTTCCATTTGCATACCATTTGGATGCAATTGCATATCATTTGCATTGGTTTGCTGGTTGTTTGCGTTGCTATTGGATTTTTCCGCATTGTCCAGCTCGGATTTTTCCTTGTTTTGATCTTTTTCCCACCGTTTCAACGCCGCCGCCTGGCGTTTTTCGCAGATATCCCTGTACTTTTCAAGGTTCCGCTCCTGCTGCGCGATCAACAGTGGAAAGATCGGCGCGGCGGCGCGTGGCAGTTCCGCCGCGTTTTCCGTGCCGTTTTTCCATGCGATAATTGCCTTGATCAAGGCACCCGCCTCCTTGTCCGTCATGGACAAAAAAGCCGCGTCCCAATCAGGCGCGATCAATATCCCTATTTGCTTTTTGCTCATACCGCCCCCGGTTTGACCTCTTTTTTAATCGATTCGGGAGAGCCCGAAAACGCATACTTTTTCGTCCAGCGACTGGATTTTTGAAAAACGCCGGAGCGAGTTTAACAGCCCGACAAAACCCCAGTGATCACGGATTTTAAAACCGGGAAAAACCCCATCATCCTGCAACACCTCCAGCGGGATATCCTTGATGGCTTTGACCTCGATATGTTCAACCCGCGCCCGGAACAGCACCCGCCCGGCGCCGTTCGACGGCGTCGCGCTGGCATGGATGATATCGACCACATCGCCCTCTTTGTATTGCGCGGCGGCGGATGCCCCGCGAATGGTAGTAAACATCTCCTGCTGGAGCTTGTTATAGTCATGCCGAAAACTGAAATACTTTTTACCCATCATTTCACCTCACTGTTGTTAATTTTCAGCCTTTTCGTTAAGCCATTTGGCAATACATGCCCGACAACATGGAATATTGGGGTGTTCACATCCGTTTGGATAAGGACAAAAATCGAAATCGCTCAAATAATTTGCCATCATCTGCGGGGCATCATCGCCCGCCTGGGCGTACCCTTGTAGCCGTTCAAGGTTTGTATAATCAGCCTTATCCATCATTTCACCTCATTTTCGTTGTTTCCAAGATACGGCCAGCGGCGGCGAGCCTGATCCGGCCGGATATAAAACCCGCAACTGGGATCGCCGGCGGCGCACTTGCCGCCCCATTTTTGACAAGCCCCATCGCGGAGATAAAAACATCCGCGACAGGTCAAGTTCCTGGCTTTCTTTTTACGCATTCGGACTCCGTTATAATTTGGTTATTAATTATTTAAGTTTATTAATACTGGCATCCTCAAGAGCTTCCGCGAACGCCATGACAAACTCTGCCGCTACCTGCGGTACGATCGCGTTTCCATAGCCTTTCAGGAGCATGGCACGGCCTTCCTTTTGCGTGGTGAGCGGGAAGCCGCCCGTTTCCGATATGCCGACAAGCCCGCCTCCATCCACGCTTTCGGAAACCCCATCAGCCATGCCGAAAAGTAAGGATTTAGCCGGTATCCTTCTAACTTTTCCGTCCCGGCAATAGATGAGCCGGAATCCGTCCCAGGGAGAAAAACCTGGAACACCACAGTCGAAAGACTCTCCTGCGAGCCCTTTTTCCCTCTCGTCCGGTCCTGAAATCCCTGCCTGCATTCCGATGACAATATCGTCGGCCATGCCGAAAGTATCACCTTCTCCCTTAAATTTGCGCATCCTCCCATCCTGGCCGCCTCTGAACGATCTTCCGGCATCCTGACAATCCCCATTTTGTCCATTGTTTGCGGTGTTGGGCACGCCTCCATTTGCGCTGTGTTCGACGTCCCCTGCTGCCTGCTGTTCATTGAGCGCCGGTCCGAACAGTCCGGTGTCGGCCACGCTGCAAACGCCATCGCCATCGACTGAAGATTCCCGCATTTCGTGGAACTCCTGTTGTTCCTCTTTGCGAATTTCTCCTGATCTTCTGTTGTTTCCGACGCCCTCGGTGTCAACCATCCCGCCGTTGCCGCCTGATCCTCGATCCTCGAACCTTTCCCGGTATGCTCCAGACATGGAATCCCGCCATTCGTTGTGACTCGCGGAGTTCCCCATGCCGCCAGTATCGCCGCCGTCTGTAGATTCGCTCCGCCCTCGCGCCCCTGCGAACCCGGCCCCGTCACGCAATTCAATGTCACGGTCGGCCAGTACTGCGGCCCCCCAATACAATCTTTGGCGACGGTGCGGTGCTCCGACGCTGTGTGCGCCCAGTACGACCGCCCCGACGGCGTAGTTTTCTCTTTCCAAGTCCGCGTATACTCGATCGAGCCAACCGTGCTTAATTGCGTTTTCAACCTGTTCGCCAAAAACGTATTCAGGTCGGCACTCTTTAATGAGTCCGGCGAACACCGGCCACAGGTCGCGTTCGTCGTCGAATCCTTTTTGCTTGCCGGCGCTGCTGAACGCCTGGCAGGGACAGGACCTTGCACCATTTCGGCAGTTCCTGTTCGGCATCAGCGGGTTTATCGACCACACTGTTCTGCCAGTCAGTAGCATCCCATACAAAACCTGGAATCGCCATCCATCGAGTATCTTTGGATACTCCCCTGAAGCAACCACTACTAACATTCCGTACAAGAGTTCCAGAGTGTGATCCGAATGCACCACTTCCATCCCTATAGACAACCGCAACTTTAGCCCATGAAGGCCATCTGATGCCGCGTTCCTTCAAAGCTTTAACAGTCAATCTAGGCAGCTGTTCCGATTCTTTAACCTCTATCCAACGAAAGAGTCTCCCGCCTTTCAAACATTCGCATGGCTCCCCCATGTCATCGCCCAATACTGCTTGACATTTTTCACAATCGCTAAATTCACAGCGCCCGATACATTCAAACTTTCTCATTTTCATTTCCATTTTTTAATTTTCGGCACCTCGACGCGGTCGAGGCCCTGGATAAAGTAATAACGCTGGACGCCGTGCGGGGTGTACCGCGTCTCCACGGTCATGCGGAAACGCGATACGAACAGCAACAGCGCCCGCAGCCCGGTCAGCGTGTACCGCTGTCCGTCTTTGCCGGTCAGGATGATATCATGGGCGGGATTGCATCCGTGCCACTTCCCCGATACTGATGATGCCATATTTGCCCCCCTTTAAAGTGTTCCGCTCACGCCAGCGGCAAAAAGCGCCACCAGCAAACCAACGCAAATCGCCTGCACGATCCAATAAAAAACCTCCTCACGATCCATTTTTTGCCACCTCAAATTGATTTTTTATTCTCCGCCATTCGTCCAACTCCGCCTCGCTCCGGCTGATTGCCCGGTCGATGTTTATTTTGAGTTTGTCTTTGATCTTTTGGATCATGTCATCAATCGACAGGTCATAAGACACCATCGACACCGCATATCCTCCATCGTATGCGCCGTGATCCATAACGCGATTATTGTTAAAAGTGCTGATCGAGCTCCGAAAAAACGAATCGGCGCCATGAACCTCCCCAATGGGGATAATCAAACAATCCGCTTCGCCGACATGGCAGCCGACTTCGATTTCGGCTTCCACCTTTTCCCGCGTGATCAGTTTCATAGCCGGTTCGCCGGGCGAAAAGTGAGCGATTACCAGTGACACAACTTTCTTCATTTTTCCGCCTCCCGGACGGCTCCGCAGACCGTACACCGCTCTTTATTTATCACCTGGAAGTGATCCCATTCCTGATGATCGTGAATCGCCCGAAACGCATCCAGCAACTCGCAAGACGTGTCAAAGACGCTCAAGTCTCTGATGCGCCCCCGCAAACGCTCTCCTGCGTCTACGTCCTCGATTTCCGGCGCGACGGTCAAGATCGTCCACGCCGCCGCCATGACATCGTCCGTCGAGGCGCGAAAGGCTTTCGCCGCCGCCGCCAGTCGCGTCATATTTTTGACGTGGATAAAGGGTTTTTTGAGTTGCATCGCCAACTGGTACTCGCGCTGCGCCCCCGGCGAACGGTTCCAACCGTCCAGCAGGACCAGCACGTCACAGGCGCGGACATCCTCCAGCCCCCGCTTCATGTATTCCTCATACTCCAAGCCCTCCGGCTGCCGCGCCGGGTTCAACACCTCAAATCCATAAAAATCCCGGATCATCTGTTCCGCCGCGTTAAACGCCGGATAGTTAAGGTCCTTGATTCCGCTCATCGGCCCGGCGATATACACCGTCAGCCCCCGCCGCAGAAAAATAATCTCCATACTCTCGCCGTATTTCATTGCTCCTCCATTTTTGTTTAATTTTCCTCGATCACGATATAATCAACGCCCTGCTGTTCCGGGCGCACCGGCATGGCGCCGGATGGCTTGTTCAGCGCGTCCAGGCAACGCCCCGCCAGTGTTTTGCGGAAATCCGTGGCGGTGACGCCAACGGGCAAGGTAAAATTGCGAATACTTTTTACAACCCGATTATTGCTGTAGTACATCTTGTCAATCTTTTTTGTACTACGCTTTCCGCGTCGCAGGTAAAGTGCACATGCGCGGAATATTGTGGCTTCCTCCAGTCCGGTATGCGCCGCCGTCCGCCGCACCAGCTCCGCCAGTTCCCGGCTCACCCGGAGCCGTGCGGTTTGCCGCCTCCTTGCTTCCATTTTATTCCTCCACACTACCGGTTATCAGGTGGATTCGTTCTTTTTCTCGACCTGCGGTGACGGAAACGCCGTTGACCGGAATTTTTGCCGCCCCGATGCATACGAAGACTTCTTTTTCTTCGTCGTAATAATCGCGTCCGTTGTTCTGAAATTTGACCTCGCCATCTCCATAATCCTCCAATCGCCGACCCAATATCTCGATCAATTCCGATAACTTCATCCCGCGCCCCTTACCGACTGTTCCGCTGGCGACCGCGTTTGCGCGATGCCAGAAATGATTCCAGCGATTTAGTATCGACCGTGACCGTGCTGTTGCGACTGTCCCCCAGCTTGTAACTCTGGACCTTGCCGGAGCGGACCAGCCGCCACAGCGTCCAGGGCTTGATCCCGGTCAGTTCGACTGCTTCCGCGATGCTGATACTGGCCTTGCGCGGGGTCGCGTCCTGCTTCGCCAGCAGGGCGGCAAAATCAAACCCATAAGGCGCGATCATGTCACTGATCGCCCGGACCAGATGCTCCGGGATTTCTGTTTTAGTCATATTTTTTTGCTCCTTGTTTTTTAAAAGTATGCCAGCGGGCGCTGGCGGCGTTTTTTGCTACTTCTTTCTGCCGGTCGCGGCGCTCGCTCTGCCGCCGTACGCGGGGCTCCAGGAAGCCCCATGCCACCGCCACCGCCGCCGAGGAGAAATTAACGTAGGTAACGGTTGGCTTGTACTCCATGATCGCGGTGAACAATTGCCCGCGTTCCTCCATCGTCAACGCTTGAAGCCCCCTGACTTCACCCTCCAACAGTTCCACCATGTTTTCCAATCCAGATTCGAGATCGCCCCGATTCTTTTTCATAACATTCTGCTCCTTATTTTTTGCAATACGTTTTTATGGTTTCGCCGGGATCAGCGCTTTGCATTACACCGCCCCGGTATTGTTCACGCGGTTTTTTGTTCGGGCTTCACGGTCTTGGTAGTTGACGCATGATGCTTTCGATAGCGTTCAATGGCGCGGCTTTCCGGGAGTGCGTTAATACACTTGATCGCTTCCATGATATCTTCTGCCGGGATAATTTTTTTTACATTACTGGATTGCAGGATCAAGCGGATTGCATTTTTTGATGATTTTATCATTCACATCCTCCTTTTTTTGATTAAGTGAATCGTGATAAAGTTAAGTAAATTACTTATATTATAATCCTATCTGAAAATAAATCAAGTAAATTACTTATAAAATTCAAAATTTAGTTGATTTATTTTTGGTTTGGTTATATATTTTAGTAAATCAAAATAAAAGCGAGGTGATTTTATGATATCCGGTGATTCATGGCGGGAAAATTTTGGTCAGCGGTTAAAAATTTTAATGCTGAAAGCAAAAATAAAACAAAAGGATATTTCCGACACACTGAAGTGTTCGCAGTCTTTTGTATCGCAGGTGATTTCAGGGCGTTCCATCTTCGCTAATGATCAATTCGGGGTAGTGTATGAGATGCTAAGTGAGGTTGGGGTAGGTGATAGCGACCTGAATGATATTCATCGAATGTTTATCGAGGCGCGGGCAAATATGGATATCAAAGACATTCCTATCCCTGTCGTGGATTCGGACCCGCTCAAACAAATGATAATTGAGGACCTCAATGAATTGACACAAAAACAACTGAAAGAGGTCTACCGCATCATGGAAAAGATGAAAATTAAAAACCTTGACCAGATGGCGGATAATGCCGGAATTTAATGCCAGGCACTTGACAAACCGTGATTCGGCTATTATTTTGATAGTAATTAGAATCAGGGAGGTTTTACATGACAATTGCCGCTACTCCATTCCAAATAAAACTGAAACATGATTATGAGCAATTCAATGGGAAATTTTTCATTTGGCTATATGTTTCATTGGGGGAGGTCTATGTTCCGCAGATATTTGAATTTACCAGACCGGACGGTTCTAAAATATTAGCCTCGACGGAGGTCATATATCGGGATACTGCAAAATTAGAAGAACACGGCATCGAGGCATTGAGGGGAACAAGAACGGTACAACTATTAGCCGGCGCCTATCAAGCCCCTGATTTAAAAATGCCGTCACAATATCGGCAGGATTTTTTATTGAAACATGCGATTGGATATTACACGGACTGCAAAATACGATTTATTAAAGCATCCGAAAATCCATTCGAAAAACGCGATATCAGGGCTGTAACGATAGAGGGGGATGGTATTATTAAAATCCTGCTTTTATCAAAAATTGACAATGAAAAAACAGAAGAGGAGCTTGATTTGTAATGGATAATGATCTTTTCCTGCGTAAGCATACCGAAAAGCTCGTTAATCTCCTGAATTCCTTGATCAGTTATTGTGGTTCGATGGAAGATGACGACTACAAGCGGCGGGCTGCGATGTACAGTAAAATGCTGAATGCTCTTAACACTGGGTCTTTTGATTGCGAGGGTGAAGATGGTTACGGGCAAAGCCCCGCAAATGTAGAGAAGCAAAAGGATATTCAGTTCCCCGCGTTGGATAAAATAAAGCGGGAATGTTATTTTCGAGGGAAAAACATCTGCTTTACCGGCTTTGGCACAAGCGAAAAACGTGTTCTGGCTGATATCTGCGAATGCCTTGATATCTCTATGAAAAGTAGCATATCGGGGGTTTTGGAATATCTGGTTTGCGGCGCAAATCCAGGACCATCAAAGATTAAAAAGTGCCAAACGCTGAATATACCGATCCGTGAGATTGAAACATTTTTAAAAGAGATTTCCGAATAATAGCCGTAAAAGGAGAAACATGAAAAACCTGTTAATCATCGTTGCCGTGCTGGCGCTGTCGCCGGTGTTCGCCCAATCCCTGACCACTAAAAAAGCAGAACCGACAAGCCGGGTAGTCGTTGACCCGAAAACCGGTAGGCGTGAGGTGAGAGAAACAATGAACTGCCCCGTCTGTCAAGGAAAAGGAAAAACAAAACAGGCCGGGAAATCGACTGCTTATATTTGCAAAAAGTGCAGCGGAAGCGGGAAAATAGAATACACGACCTCCTCAAAACCGGCAGAAAAGAACACCTCCGGAACCACTACCGCGAAGTAACGTCGTCAAGGAATTTGCGTCACGGACAATAGAAATCCGTGACGATCTTTACGTCAAACTTCGCCCAATATTTTGTGTCACGGCGAACAGAAATCTTTCGTCAACTTTCCACCAAACCTTGCCGAAGATTTTGTGTCGCGGATAACAGAAATCTCTCGTCAACTTTACGCCAAACTTCGGCAAAGAATTTGTGTGAAAAATTACAGAAATCTTTCGTCAACTTTCCACCAAACCTTGCCGAAGATTTTGTGTCACGGCAAACAGAAATCCTTGAGCAACTTTTTATCAAACTTCGGCAAAGAATTTGTGTCACGCCGAACAGAAATCCTTGCGTAACTTTTCACCAAACTTCGGCAAAGATTTTGTGTCACGGCGAACAGAAATCCTTGCGTAACTTTTCACCAAACTTCGGCAAAGATTTTGTGTCAAATTTAACAGAAATCTTTCGCCAACTTTACGTCAAACTTCAGCAAGGAATTTGTGTGAAAAATTATAGAAATCCTTGAGCAACTTTTTATCAAACTTCGCCCAAGATTTTGTGTCAAATTTAACAGAAATCTTTCGCCAACTTTACGTCAAACCTTGCCGAAGATTTTGTGTCACGGCAAACAGAAATCTTTCGCCAACTTTACGTCAGACTTCGGCAAAGAATTTGTGTCACGCCGAACAGAAATCCTTGCGTAACTTTTGCTTAGACTTTCGCAAGGAATTTGTGTGAAGCTTTACGGAAATCTTTCGCCAACTTTACGCCAAACTTCGGCAAAGAATTTGTGTCACGGCGAACAGAAATCCTTGAGTAACTTTTGCTTAGACTTTCGCAAGGAATTTGTGTGAAGCTTTACGGAAATCTTTCGCCAACTTTACGCCAAACTTCGGCAAAGAATTTGTGTGAAAAATTACAGAAATCTTTCGCCAACTTTACGTCAAACCTTGCCGAAGATTTTGTGTCACGGCGAACAGAAATCTTTCGTCAACTTTACGTCAAACCTTGCCGAAGATTTTGTGTCAAATTTTACAGAAATCCTTGAGCAACTTTTGCTTAGACTTTCGCAAGGATTTTGTGTCACGGCGAACAGAAATCCTTGAGCAACTTTTTATCAAACTTCGGCAAAGATTTTGTGTCACGGCGAACAGAAATCCTTGAGCAACTTTCGGACGGTTTCGAGCGGTAATTCGTCCGCCAGGCGCTTCAATTCAGCCCGCTCCGGATCGACCTCGGCGATTTGACGCGCCGGGCTCCCAAGGATATCCGGCATCTGCCTGAAAAATCGCTCCTTGTCCGCGCGGTTGGCGTGGCGCTGGTACAGTTTCGTCATTTCAGGCGACATATGGCCCAATACACTTTGGGCGATAGGCAAGGGGACCTCATACACGCCGGCCAGATAAGCAAACGTATGGCGCATGGCGTGTGCCGCCTTATTCGCGATCGCCCGCCGCCGCAAAGCCCCTTTATCGTTCGCCGGATCGGCGGAATCGGGTATATCCGGGCGGATCGTGGTCTGTATATCAATCCCCTCCAAAAATTTCCGGACGCGATAATACACCCCGGACGGATTTTGCTGGTACATTTTCGCCAGCTCCGGCGCGACAAATTCGCCCTGCTCACCCTGGCTCAACTCATCCAGAAGCGCGGCCAGCGGCGGCATGATCGGGATATCCAGCATGGCCCCGGTTTTCCGTCGCCTTTTATTATCAATCCATCCGTCATTGATTTCATCCCACCGCAACAAGCAGATATCGCCCAGGGTCAACCCGGTACATAGGCCAATAGTGAATATCGGCTTGATATAGGGCATGGTCATATGTTTGGCGATGGCGCGTAAATCGTCGTCGCTGAAAGCGTCGCGGCTGGTGCTCTTTTGCGCCGGCATCACTACGCCGTCAAAAGGATTATTGATCAACCCGGCGTCGGCTTTCAGGCGTTCAAAAACCTCTTTCAGCGTCTGCCCGATTTTTACAATCGTCCGATTGGATAGATAGTATTGACGCTCAATCGTGCGCTTGCGTGTTTTCCCGCCCCGGATGCCGACCGTCATTTCGATTGTCTTATCAAAACGCCCGGATCGCTGGATATGGGCGATATAAGCCTCGGCGTCTTGTCTGGATACGTCATGCAGGTTTTCCAGCGCCGGATAGGTCGCCGCCGTGAACGCCATCCAATCGCGCCAGAATGACCGTTTTTGATCAATCACTTTTTGCGAACGGTCGCGCTTGTGGGGTTTCAGTAGCATTAACTCCATCGCGTCCACCAGCTTGATATCCTGTCCGCCGGTCAACTCCTTGCGCCGGTTTTCATAAATGGCGACCACGCTTTTTTCCCGCGCTGCGTTTTTAACATGGCGCTTTTGCTCCGCCTCATAATCTTTAGCCGCCTTTTCAGTCGTACACCCCTCGCAAACCCCAAAATGGCGCTTTCCTGACTGCATGAACTGATAATGATACTCTTTGGTTACCCCGCTGCTGGTCTTGCGTAAAAAGACGCTCAT